AAACTCGTAAAAGTTATGTAGCGAGCAAAAAGGAGTATACAGTATTTTCTCACTTTTTGTCAAGTGCTTTTTAAAAGTTTATTAACAACAAGCGAAAAAGTAGTCAAACGGGGCAGGAAGGGCGCCTAGTTTTGGCTGCATTAACTAGTCGCCTGTTTCGGTACGGGAGACTAAAAACGGTAACTCGTAGATTAAGCCGGCAAGGATAATGCAGCAATCCGAGCCGGCTTTCTTTTTTTTACAAAGGGGCTGCAAAATGACAAACTACCCGCAAGACATTATCACTGCTTACGCTGAAAGAAAAATCAGCAGGGCTCAATTTAAAAACAGGTTTGCCGAATGGCAAAAAAGACAAGGCCGAGACTACAGCTGTAAGGGGACAGCTGATAAGCAAGGCGTTTATCTGACCTATCGCAATATTACCGCAACAATCAAAAACGACACATTACACTTCAAGACTTGCATAGACGACACGGCAAACACGCCTTTTGAATTCCGCCGAAAGGTGGATTTTTACAAAGAGGCGAAAAAGAAAGCGTTTGAAAGGGCTTTAGCGACGATGAATTTTTATTTTGACAAGGCGGGGGCAGCTTTGAGAAATTCAGATAGCAACGGCTATCGGGCCAGCATCGACAAGGCTAGAGATTGGGCGCTCATTGCAGAGGAGAGGACTCGTATATGGCCTTAAACAAGATTTTAGATATTCCTGAAAAGCTCGTAATCCAGCAGGTAAAGCAAGTAATCGACGCTACGGGGATTAAGCTCCAGCGGATAAATACAGGCTGCTTTAAAATCGGCGAAGGACGGAACCGCCGTTACATCAAGACGGCCGAAGCGGGAACTTGCGACTTTGAGGGTTATGACAGACACGGGCGGTTTGTTGCAATCGAGTGCAAGAGACCGAAAGGCGGCAGGTTATCACCCGCTCAAAAAGAGCGGATAGACGACATAAACAGGAAGGGCGGAATAGCCTTTATTGCACACAGCGGTAATGAGGCTCTAGCTCTGCTACAAGCAAATAATTGCATTTAGGAGGTGCAAAATGCAGGAACAAGACGAAATGAAAAAGGTGGAGACGCCGGAGATTATACTGACACTAATTCAGCAGTTAAACTTTGAGGCAGGAATGAAAGAAAGACTGCTTCAACAAGAGGAAAGCGGAAACAAGATAGCTAATTTACAAGGCTTCTTGTCAGGTGTGCGTGCATACAAACAGGCGATGAGGGATAGCGGCTATATCCTTGATGAAGAATTTGACGGTACAGAAAAGCGGCTTATTCCGTTTTTGGATGATGGTGTATGCATAATCGAACTTCCTGAATTGCGGAAAGTGAACCTTGACATAGATGAAGCTACAATTAGCGATGAATACGATGGGTTTAAAGTCTTTTGGGATAATGCCATAGATAAGCAAAAAGATTGGCTTTTTTACATCAGCGAAAAAGGGCGAGATTTACACTTCGTCAAAGGTTGGTACGAAGCGATGAGATGGGTTGATGAGACTATCGAGCAATTAAAGGTAGAGCTTGAATTTGCAGAGAAAGCCGCAGCAGAAAGCCTGCCGTTTGATGACGGCGATTAAACGGGAGCGGGCACACAGGGTGCAAACAGTTAGGCTGGCGGGTTCAACTCCCGCCCGTTTCAATAGGCTAAAGCGGTGCGCAACGCAGAGGCTTAAATAAAAATATTGAGAGGTGCGAAAAATGAAAAACGCAATTTATAACATCTGTGAAAAACTTCGTGGATATTCAAGCGAAGAGGAATACTTTGAGGTACTCCAAGTGCAACGGAACAATGACAACGAATATGTTGTAGTTGTTAAAGTCATAAACACTGAAGGAAAACAAAAGGAGAATTAAAAATGGAAAAGAAAAAGACAATGTATGAAATTACAGACGATTTAATTGAGCTCAACAAACTTATGGATGACATCGTAGACGAAAACGGAGAACCTAGAGAGCCTACCGAGGCAGAGCTTGAAACAATGCGGGATTGGTTCAAAACTTCCGAAGCCGAGTTCAAAGAAAAGTTTGACAATTATTGTAAGTTCATTAAAAACTTACAGATTGAAGCCTCTGTTGCAACAGCAGAAAAGGACGCACACAAAAAAGAAATGGACAGGCTTTCTAAGCGTTCCAAAGCAATGGAAAACAGGGCGGCTACCGTTAAAAATCTTTTATGGTGGAGCATGGACAAGCTCGGACTATCGAAAGAAGGTTTTAAAACATCGCTTTTTAGTGCAAAAGAGCAAAACACAAAAGGTGCTATTGTAGAGCTAACAACTTATGATTATCGAAAGATACCGGAAGAATTTTTGAAGCAGCCCGAACTTGATAGGACAGCAATAAGTCAAGCCTTAAAAGACGGAGAGCTTATCCAAAAAGAAGGCCAAGAGAATTACGGCAAGATATTTTTTAAGAATGGCGAAGTCCTTGAGGGTTTATCGTATGTTCAAGGGAAAGCCCTATACATAAGGTAAGGGGGGGCGGCAGAATGACAGACCTTAACACTTTAACAATCATCGGACGATTAACATCGAATTGTGACCTAGCCTATACAGCAGGCGGAACCGCAAGGCTTAATCTTAGTATTGCGGTAAACCGCAGCCAAAAGAGCGGCGGCGAGTGGAGCGATAAAGCCTCTTTCTTTGATGTAACCGTCTGGGGTAAGACGGCCGAGAACATAAGCCCTTATTTAAGCAAGGGTAAACAAATAGCCGTCCAGGGCTACCTAGACCAGCAACGCTGGGAAAAAGACGGGCAAAGGTTCAGCAAGGTTTGCATAATTGCCGAACAGGTCCAGCTGTTAGGCGGCAAAGACACAGGCGTAAAGCAACAGGCTCAAGGTTACACGGGAGCCGGAAACGATGACGACTTCCAAGAAGAAATACCGTTTTAAAGGGGGCGAAAAATGAAAGACGCAATCAGTATATACGAGTCATTATCCCGCCCGCCCAAAGACGCATTAAAAGAAATAGGGGGCGGAAAGCTAAAAGGCATGACCGACATTAACCCGCAATGGCGATATAAAGTTATGACGGAAAAATTCGGGCTTATAGGTGTCGGTTGGAAGTATGAAGTACAAAAGCTATGGACGGAGCAAGGAGCGGGCGGCGAGGTGCTGGCCTTTGCCCAAGTTGCAGTATTCGTTAAAGACGGCGAGAATTGGAGTGATCCGATAGAGGGTATTGGCGGCAGTAAGCTGGTCGCTCTTGAAAAGGGAGCGCCTGTAAGCAATGACGAAGGTTATAAAATGGCTGTAACAGACGCTTTTAGTACAGCCTTAAAAATGCTGGGCGTTGCGGCGGATATTTACGCAGGCCGCTGGGACGGCTCGAAGTACAGAGACACACCCGACCAGCTCCCGCCAAAAGCTCAAGCAGTTAAGGACGCATTCAACGGCGAGGTTGTAAAACCTAAGCAACCACCCGCAAAGTTAGCCTTTAAGCCGAAAGGCGGAGAAACAACACCCGCTGAGAAAGAAGCGATTGCAAAACTGTTAAGCTCTAAAGATTTAACAGGCAAGCCGCTTTTTTCAAAGGACGAAATGAAAGCCTATAGCGATATGCGGAAGGACAAGACCGCCGCAGAGCTTATAGACATCATCATAGAAGAGCGTCAAAATCGTCTTCGTATTGTTCAGCCGGAAGAAGTCGGCATCCCTCAACAGCAAGGATTAGACATCTTCTAAAGGAGCGAGCGGCTATGGTGCAATATGTATTAAAGCGTATAGAGATTGCAGGACGGATAGCTTTTGAACCGCCCGCAGACTTAGGTGCAAGCGAGATTATAAAACGAGAGCTCCGCAAGTGCCGTGATAAACACAATGACTTTGTGCTAGTTACACTACAGCCGCCGAAACGCCCTAGAACGACGGGGGAAGACTCGCAGAACCACCACCTAAACGGGCATATTATGCAGATATGCAACGAAACGGGAAACGACTACGAGAGTGTGAAAAACGCCGTCAAGATGATTGCCGTCGAGAATATGGGCTATCCCTACAACACAATCGGCGTGCATATTATCCCGCAACGGGAAAGAGATTGCAGCACCGACGAATGTGCAAAGCTGATAGAAGCGGCGCATTTATTGGCGGCTGACTTAGGTATAACTTTACAGGAGTAAGAGAAATGACTTATGATGAGTTTTTAAGAAGCAAAATTGCAATAGCACAAGATAGCGGATTTAATATTGAATTATCCGAAATAAATGACATTCTAAAACCACACCAAAAAGATGCCGTAAGATGGGCAATTCACGGGGGTTGCCGTGCAATCTTTGCGAGTTTCGGACTTGGAAAAACAGTAATACAGCTTGAAATTTTACGGCTTATCTTGCAAAAAGAAGGCGGTAAGGCTTTAATTGTTACCCCCTTAAATATTGTAGATGAGTTTTTCAATGATGCAGAAAAACTATTAAATAATCTGCCTTTACAATATGTAAAAAATCAAGAAGACATTGACAGATCTACGGCTTCTATTTTAATAACAAATTATGAAAGAGTAAGAGACGGGAATATAAACCTTAATACATTTACGTCCTGTAGTTTAGACGAGGCCTCCGTATTGCGTTCTTACGGCTCGAAAACATATCAAGAGTTTTTGCCTAAGTTTAAGAATGTAAAGTATAAGTTTGTTGCAACAGCAACGCCATCCCCTAACAAATATAAAGAGCTTATTCACTATGCTGCCTTTTTAGGCGTAATGGATTCGGGGCAAAGCCTCACACGTTTTTTCAAAAGAGATAGTACAAAGGCAAATAAACTTACCATATATCCGCATAAAGAAAAAGAGTTTTGGGCTTGGGTATCAAGCTGGGGATTATTTATCACAAAACCTTCAGATGTTAATCCTTCATATTCTGATGAAGGATATGACTTACCGGATTTAAAAATCATATATCATAAAGTAGAAGCAGATCACAGCACTGCCGGAAGTGAAGATGATGGACAAATTAAAATGTTTAGGGATGCTGCTATGGGATTAAAAGAAGCGGCAAAGGAAAAACATGATAGTATTCCGGTGCGTGTTAATAAAACACTCGAAATATTAAAAAACAATCCCGATGAGCATTTTATTCTTTGGCATAACTTAGAGGCTGAAAGATATGCTCTTCAAAAAGCAGTACCGCAAGCAGGTTTTGTATTCGGTTCTCAAGATATAGAAAAGAATGTTGAAATTACAAGGCAGTTTAAAAACGGCAAATTGCAATATCTTGCAACAAAACCCGATATATCCGCTCAAGGCGGAAATATGCAATACCATTGTCATAAATGTATCTTTGTCGGTATTGATTATAAGTTCAACGATTTTATTCAAGCCGTTCACCGCATATATCGCTTCCAGCAGAATTATCCTGTTGAGGTTCACATAATTTATACCGAAAGCGAGCAGGCTATATTAAAAGCTCTGGAAGAAAAATGGGAGCAGCATAGATACCTTGTATTACAAATGACGGAGATTGTAAAAAAATATGGCTTATCATCTGTAAACCTTACTGAAAAATTAGCTCGCACAATCGGAGTTGAAAGAAAGGTTATAGAGGGTAAAAGTTTTAAGGCTGTATTAAATGATAACTGTATCGAAATACCAACGGTTCAAGATAATTCCGTAGACCTTATAATGACTTCAATTCCTTTTAGTAATCATTATGAATACACGCCGACATATAACGACTTCGGGCATAATGAAGATAACGATAAGTTTTTTGAACAGATGGATTTTTTAACACCTCATTTATTGCGAGTTTTAAAACCCGGTAGAGTTGCTGCCATACATGTTAAAGATAGGATTTTATTTGGTAATGCTACAGGATACGGTATGCCTACTTTAGATCCATTTAGCGACATGACTGTTTTTCACTTTATGAAACACGGATTTAAGTATATGGGGCGTATTGTAATTACTACTGATGTTGTTCGAGAAAACAATCAAACTTATAGACTCGGATGGACTGAACAATGCAAAGACGGTTCAAAAATGGGTGTTGGATGTCCTGAATATATTTTACTTTTTAGAAAACTTCCAACAGATACAACAAGAGCTTATGCCGATGTTCCGGTAAAAAAGACGAAAGAAGAATACGGCCGTGGACAATGGCAGATAGATGCTCACGCATACTGGAGGTCTAGCGGTAATAGACTTGTTTCACTAGAAGAGCTAAAAGAATGCCCCGTATCCGATATGCAAAAACTATATTCTATGTATTCAAAACAAAATATATATGATTACAACGAGCATATCAAACTTGCAGAAGAGTTGGACAAAGCAAGAAAACTCCCCGCTTCTTTTTCGGTAATAAGCGTATCATCAAATAGCGATTATGTGTGGGATGATATAAACCGTATGTACACCTTAAATAGCGAGCAGTCAAGAAAAGAACTGAATATGCACATTTGCCCCTTACAGATAGATACGGTCGAAAGAATTATTGAGCGTTACTCAAACAAAGGCGATGTAGTTTATGATCCATTTGCAGGGCTTTTTACAGTGCCTTATATCGCTGTTAAAAAAGGCAGATACGGCATTGGACATGAATTAAATGAAATATCTTTTAATGACGGTATTATCTACTTAAAAGAAGCAGATATGGAAAAGAACGCTCCGACATTATTTGATTTAGATGATTTTAAGATAGCGAATTAGGGAGGTTGAGGAAATGAAACAACTTTATCTATGTGGAGCTATAACTAAAAACCCAAACTACAAGAAGGATTTTGAAGCCGCCTATAACAAACTTCACAAAGCGGGATATTCGGCAATACTTAACCCCGTCGAGTTTTGTAAAGGGTTAAAAACTTGGGACGACTGTATGCGGAAATGTCTATTTATTTTAAGCCGACATAAGAGCTTAGGCATTGCAAAAATAGAAACACCGTATGCTTCAAAAGGTCAAGAGTTAGAATTACAAATTGCTGAAGCGTTGGGGTATGAAATTAAAACAGTTGATGAATGGGTGGAGGAAACAAAATGACAGAAAAAGAATTCTTTGAAAACAAAGGAGAACAAGGAAGCCTCAATTTTGTTATAAAACAGATTAAGGACGAGATGTGTGTACTTAAAGAATCAAATGCCAGTAATGAGCAAATTTTATTTGTAATGGCATATATGTTACACGATCTTATTTATTCTTATGCAGAAGATGCAGATTGTTTGCTTCAAGAGGCAGAGGAATTTATAATTGATGCTGTTTTGAGTTTAATGCGGAATATTACACATGTAAATTAAGGAGTAAATGATGAAATTTGACAAATCAAGAGTTTATACGGCGGTTAATGCCGATGAATTGAAGATTGGAAGTAGGTGCTTTTTTGCGGATACAGTACGAGGCCTGCGAAGAAAAGTAGAAGAAGAAGATGCTAACCGTGTAGAAACATTTTATAGACTACACAACAACGGTGCTGATAACTTGTTCGTAGGTAATAATTATGCGTATTGTTACGCTTACCTCATCGAACCGCCCGCCGAACCTAAGTACAAGCCGTTTGAGAATTTAAAGCAGTTGATTGTGGCGACTGAAAAACACGGGGAAACTGTGAAATCTATATCGGGACAAAAAGAAAGTACTATTATTGGCATGACACTTAGTAATCGTGTTATTATTGACAAATCTTTTTCACAATCTTTTGGGCAATCTTATGGGGATAAAGTATCTTGTACTACAGAAGAACTTTTAGATAATTTTGTATTTTTATCTGACAACAGTCCCTGCGGGGAATTGGTGGAGGAGTAGGCAAAGTGAAATTGATTTTTACATGGGAGTATGCTGATCCGGGAGCAGCTACGGTTGGAGTTAGAGCATCATACTACACTTATGAAGCGGATATACCGGACTGTTATATCCCAGATGTAGTTTTGCAGGAAGTTAAGAGAGGAACTAAACCTCAAGTTCGTTTGGTAAATGAAGATATACGGAATTAAGAATGACCTACTTATCCGTATGCAGCGGCATAGAAGCAGCAACAGTCGCATGGGAGCCGTTAGGTTTTACGCCTGTAGGTTTTGCAGAGCCACCGCTATAAAGCAATCGGTAACAGTATGGCTGTGCCGGTAATGCGGTGGATTGGAGAAAGGATTAAAAGGATAGAGGGAGCAAAAAAAAGAATGAGTTATGATTTAAAAAAACTTAAGCGTGAAAACAAGTTTTATGCTCGTCTTTCCAACGGACAGATTATAAAACTAAAAGCCCTTAATGCAGATGATGCCTTAAAAGAAGCCGAAGCACGATTTGAAAGCTATAATAATAAATGTAGATATATGGAAAAATATATTGTTTTTCAATACAAAAAAAATAAAGGGAAGGAGAAATAAAATGCCATTAAATAAATCAACCGGAAATATGTACGACTTTATAACTCACACATGGAACACAATCAAGGGTGAATGTCCGCACGGATGTTCTTACTGTTATATGAAGCGGTGGGGAAAACAACCGCCATTACACTTTGACGAAAAAGAGTTAAAAACAAAATTAGGAATTGGGAACTTTATCTTTATAGGTTCAAGCTGTGATATGTTTGCTGAAAGTATTCCTGAAAACTGGGTAAATCAAACAATTACAAAAATTGAACATGATGATCCCTATAATGATAAAAACAAGTATTTGTTTCAGACAAAAAACCCTCATAGGTTTTTTGATTGTTTTTATGCTCGTTATTCAGAAGATATGGGGAGATATGCGTCGTATTATTTTTGCACAACACTTGAAACAAACAGGCACTATAAAAATATTATGAACTCAGCTTCACCTGTTAATGAAAGAGTTTGCTGGACAAAAGAAATACCGTTTGATAAATACATCACAGTTGAGCCTATTATGGATTTTGACTTACCGGAATTTATCACAATGATAAGATATTGCGATCCTGTACAAGTCAACATCGGAGCAGACTCAAACCCAAAGCGTAACAGACTGCCTGAGCCGCCGAAAGGGAAAATACTAGAGCTTATTGCAGAACTTGAAACTTTCACAAAAGTAGTACAAAAGAAAAATCTAAAAAGATTATTGAAATAGGGGGGGCTATAAAACCAATGTCTAATCCAAAAGACCAACGCCGCCATGCACTTGCAACAAGCGGCGGAGTTTGTGAAGTATGCGGGCGCCCATTAAACGAAGGACAACCGCAAGGGGCACACCGAATAGGCAACACAAAAGCTAATCGGACTAAGTACGGCGATTTTGTAATCGATCACCGCCTGAATATGGGAATGACCTGCTCGCTAAAATGTAACGGAGAATTAGACATAAGCAGAAACACGGGCGAGGTTGTGAAACTTTGTAAAAAAATATATGAAATAGAATTACAAAAATACGAGGTGCAAAAATGAGAGAGTCATTTGTTTTTCACAGTGAATACATCGCAGATTTACCGGAAGAATACAAGGCGAATTTTGCAATGTATACAATAAGCTATGCTTTAAGCGGAGAAAAACCGCCAATCGGGGCAGAAACGCTTGAATACTCGCTATGGGTTAAAATCGCACGCAGGATTGACCAAGAGGCCGAGAAGTACGAAGCAATCAAAGCAAAGCGAGCGGCCGCCGGAAAGAAGCACAAAGGCAACCAACACACCCAAGAAAAGCCTAAGCAAGAGGAGCCGGAAGAAAAGCAACAGACGGAAAAGGAAGAGCCGACAGAGAAACCCGCCGAAAAACCGAAAGCAAAAAACTTTAAAAAGCCGACGGTTGAAGAAATTCAAGCCTATTGCACGGAACGAAAAAACAGCGTAGATGCACAAACGTTCTTTGACTTCTACGAGAGCAAGGGATGGAAAATTGGAACGGCAAAAATGAAAGACTGGCGGGCGAGCGTTCGAAATTGGGAGCGGCGGCAAAGGTACAAAGATGTAAAGCAAAAAGCCGCAGGGGCGTTATGGGGGAATGAAAGCGACATTCCAGAAGAAATTATAAATATGATTTAAAAAAAAGAGGCGTGGGATGAACGAATTAAAAGACATATCGGCCTTGCTAAACAAGCTATCAACCATTAAGCCAAGAAGCGAAGCGGAAGTATTGGAGCGTGAACGGGAGCTAAGAGATGAAAGACTGTTTATTCATTACAAACAAGAAGCCCCCGAAAGGTTTTTAAAAGAATCGCTAGACACCTACAAGACAGATGACGACGAAAAACGGACAGCTTTAGCTAAAGCCCGCTTATTTGTTCAGGCCGTAAAATGCGGAGGCTTCCAAACCCTTATTTTTTTAGGCAATGTAGGAACGGGCAAGACACACCTAGCCTGCGGAATTATCCGAGAGTGCGGCGGGCTATATAGACTAGCCTCATCGATAGTTGAGGAGTTAAGGCGGGCAAAATCTTTTAATGCCGATAAAACGGAAGCTAAGATTTTAGACGCTTACGGAAAAACAAGCCTTTTGATTGTCGATGAAATCGGGCGGGGAGCGGTCGCAGCGGAAGAACAATATACGTTGTATCAAATAATAAACGAACGCTACAACCGCCGAAATCCTACGGTTTTAATAAGCAATCAAACAAAAAAAGAATTCTTACAGTATATTGGGATCGCCGCCGCCGACCGCTTAACCGAGAGCGCTCAAGTGGTAGAATTAACAGGCAAGAGCTATAGAGCAATAATGCGTCAAAGCTAGTAATGCCTATACAATTGGAGTTTAATTTTGATGAGTTACCGGAAAAGGAAACAGACCTACCACACTATGAAGCCCCAAAAAATGATAATGAACGGTTATTAAATTATCAATGGGATTATAAAAGAGGCGACGAAGCCGCCCTTAATAAAATGTACGAGCTGGGGTACAATATAGCCCTGCGTTACATTTCGACACACGCAAAGAAAAACCCGCATATAGCAAAACTAGACAAAAGCCGCCGAGAAGAAAAGGCACATAACGCTATAACCTACATCATAGCCCGATATTTACAAATACAGGATTTTGCAATACACAAAAGCTTCACATCTTATATTTATTTAAGGGTCCAGCATGAACTATTTTATAAACGGAAAGTAGATGACATCATAAGCTTCATAGACTTAGATACAATTCATATTTAAAAATAAATGAAAAAAAATAATAAAAAAAAACACAAAAACCCTCAAAAACGAGAAACAAAAATGACTATATAGGTATAAGGCATAGAACCTAAAAGTTTCACCTCGGCGGCTATGCTTTCGCACCTTGTATAGCCGCCTCTTTTTTTTGATACAAGCAGTCATTTATAAAAATGACTATATGTATATACGCCGTGAAAAGGGGCGTTATCCTTTTCTATCCAAACGGCGAGCATAGCCGTAAAAAAATGCGTAAGGAGAAAAAAAATGAAACGTGATTTTTTAGAAGGTTTGAACTTGGATGCTGATGTAATCGATAAGATTATGGCAGAAAATGGGAAGGATGTACAACGTGAAAAGGCAAAATATGCCGACTACGATGACATCAAAGCGCAGCTTGAAACTGCAAACAAGACCATTGAAAAGGTCAAGGATTACGACGAAACCAAGGCCGAGATTGGGAAATACAAGGCCGAAATTGAAAAATTACAAAAAGACAGTGCGGCAAAAATAGCCGCTATGGAGCGTTCGGCAAAAGTGAAAGATTATCTTTCCAGCAAAAAGTTTGTAAACGACATTACCCGTGAGGCAATCGCCGCAAAAATGGGCGAAGTGCTTGGAGCAGACGAAAGCAAGGGAAAAAATCTTGATGATATTTTCGCCGAAATCACAAAAGACAAAGCGGACATCTTGAAGGACGAAATACAGCCGACCCCGCCCGTTGTTCCACCAATGAGCGGAAAAAGCGGAAAGTCTGACGATGACGCACAGGCACGGGCAGTAATGGGATTACCGCCTAAAAAAGAATAGGAGATTTTAACTTATGGCTAATCAAATAGCAAAATTCAAAAAGTATGTTGACCTCTTGGATGAGGTCTATCAGAATGGGGCAAAAACAGCCGTTCTTGAAAGCGACGCAACCCTAGCAAAGCAGGGAGCGAACGCAAATGAAATCATCATTCCTAAATTGGACATGGATGGCTTGGGTAAGTATGACCGAAACAGCGGCTATGTAGATGGGAATGTCGTACTTAAAAATGAGACCGTCGAATTCAACTATGACCGTGGACGCAAATTCAGCGTTGACGCTATGGATGATGAAGAGACAGCAGGGCTTGCATTCGGTAAGCTCGCCGCCGAGTTTGTTAGAACAAAAGTTATCCCTGAACAAGACGCTTTTAGGTTTGCAAAGTATTCCGACCTTGCAGCGACCAAAGTCAGCGGCGCTCTTGCAGCAGGGACGGATGTTCTTACTGCATTGCAGACCGCTATATCGGCAATGGATAATGCGGAAGTTCCGAGCGAGAACCGGCATTTATTTATAACCTCTGCCCTTTTGATTGCAGCACAGAATGTTGATACGACTAAGAGCCGTGACATTTTGGGAGCGTTCACAAGCATTACAAAGGTCCCTAGCGTAAGGTTCTACACCGCTATTGATTTGCTTGACGGCAAGACCGGAGGTGAGGAAAAAGGCGGCTTTAAGAAAGCAACGGCCGGAAAGGATATAAACTTCCTTATCGTTGAAAAATCGGCAGTCTTGCAATACACAAAACACAATGTAAGTAAGGCAATTCCGCCCGAAGACAACCCCGACGCTGACGCTTGGATATTTAACTTCCGTGAGTACGGCCTTGCGGATGTATACGAAAACAAAACGGCAGGTATTTATCTGCACCACAAAGCATAGGAGAAAAGCTATGGAAACAGTAGGATATATTCCGGAAGAAGAAAAACAAGAACAGTCGACTAAACCGACTAAACCGACTAAACCGACTAAACCGACTAAACCGAAAGCCCAGAAGAGGCAATCTCCGACGGAGCCGACGACACCGGACAATCCGACAGACGGAGCGGACTCGAAGGAC